TCCTACTCCTGAAGTTGTCTGGGAACTTACCCCCTGGAGCTGGGCTGTTACTGGTTCACGAACGTTGGAGATGTTATGTCCAACATAAGTTCGTTCGCCACCGACGGCTTGGTTTTGCAGTACGGCTACATCATGGAGCATAAACGCGTCCATGGGGAAATAGTCGTAACCGTCCCACCCGCGCAAGTGAGTGAGTACGGTCTTACCTCATCAGTGTTCAAACGCACTTATGTGCGTGAATACAAGGTGAGGTATCCTGCAAATCCGTATGGATTCGGGATTGATGATACGTCTCTCACAAAGAGACAATTGTCAATCCTTGGTGCCCTTGGTCTTTCTAAGGGCACGCGGGAGAGATAACTCTCCCGCCCACTCCAAACCGAACGGAGCCCGCTGTGGCCTTCGCTGACCCCCAGTCTGTCACCATCAATGCAGTTGCTAACTCGCTTCCGCGTGTTAGCAGCGGCGTGAACACCGGCGCCTTCTCGAAGGACGACGGACTTGTTCAACTGCGCGTGACGCATACCTACAAAGGTAGGACGCGTCGCGAACTGCGCCTCACCCATGCGAAGGTGGCGCCGGATCCTCTGGTGTCGTCGACGAACATTCGCTACTCTATGAGTGCGTACCTCGTCATCGATCATCCAGTGACCGGCTACACCGTCGCTGAGGCGAAGCAGATTGTGGACGGCCTTACGGCCTACCTCACTGCTTCGTCCGGGGCAAAGGTCACCCAGCTTCTGGGTGGCGAGAACTGACCTCGGTCGGATCTCGCAGATGGGACGTCTAACTGGGTCACAGCTAAGGATGTGCTAGCCCCCGAAAGGAGCAGCGCATGAAAAGCCTGATCAAGCTCTGGACGGAGGTGGCTGAAGAACTAGCCACCTGGTGTCGCACTAGCACCATCCGTGACCTCAAAACGGTCACGGAGCGTGTCGAACACGAGGGGTTATCGTTTCTAACGATAACCCTACCTTCCTACGGATCAGATCTCCAAAAGAGTCTGGACGACGGGAAGGTCGATCACGACCTCTTTCTCGGTTTCCGAAAGAGAGGCGGGCTCCCCCTATTCCTAGGAGGTTTCCTTGATCGTGTGTTCGACCGTGGTACTGGTCTCTTGCTTGATGACCCGTGCGTGGATTCCATCTTCGCTATGCGCCAGCTAACGCTGATGTTCGCGAAGATCGCTGTCCCTTGCTCTGATGAGCGAGTTAAGCGCGCCATTCACGGATATATCAAGTGTGAACAGGAAGTGAAGATCGCGGACAGTAGTTTATCCTCTGAACTCCTTCGGGAATTTAAGAGGATATCCACGATCATGTTTGGTGACGTCTATGCCGCAGCAGACCGCGAGGTCTTCTACGGTGAACTCGTCCCAAACCATGGTCCCGGCAAGACCGCTGACCGTCTTACGGGAAACCGTAAGTTCGATCAACGTGAGTGGCCTATCAGGGCGGAAGAGCACTTCCCCTATGGGGATTATGTTCTTCCAAACTGGAGGTTCGCGTATCGCCTGGATCGTGTTCGCTTCCTTGAACCTCGGGATGAACGACCCGTAAGAGTCGTAACTGTCCCGAAGACGCTGAAGACTCCCCGCATCATTGCCATTGAGCCAACATGCATGCAATACATGCAACAGGCTTTGATGGCGAAACTGGTACCCGACCTTGAAAAGTCGGATGTCAGTTCGATGATCGGATTCACAGACCAATCGCCTAACCAGCGATTGGCGCTCGAAGGGTCGGCTTATGGCCGCCTTGCCACGCTCGATATGAGCGAGGCGTCCGATAGAGTCTCCAATCAGCATGTACGTGCTCTGCTTTCTCATTGGCCTCACCTTTCGGGTGCGGTAGATGCGTGCAGATCACGCAAGGCTGATGTGCCTGGCTACGGCGTTCAACGCCTCGCCAAGTTCGCGTCCATGGGTTCTGCTCTCTGTTTCCCGTTTGAAGCCATGGTCTTCCTCACGGTGATCATGGTGGGAATTCAGTCAGAGCACAAGAGCCAGTTTACCAGGAAGGACATCATGTCCTTTTCTGGCCAGGTGCGCGTGTACGGGGATGATTTAATTATCCCCGTGCGCTATGTGCCGTCCGTCATCCGTGCACTCGAAGCTTTTGGGCTTCGAGTAAACATGGACAAGTCATACTGGAACGGGAAGTTCCGGGAGTCTTGTGGTAAGGACTACTACGACGGGCACGATGTCACTGTGACACGTGTCCGCAGGTTGTTCCCTACCAGACGGAGTGACGTTTCGGAGATTATTTCGCTGATCTCCTTACGAAACCAGTTGTACTACGCTGGTCTCTGGAAATCAGCTTTCTCTTTGGACAAGGTGATAGAGCCCATCCTTGGGCACTATCCCCACGTCCTGGAGACATCTCCTGTGCTGGGCCGCCACTCTTTCGTGGGCTTCGAAACCCACAAGATTGGCAAGCGACTCCATAACCCATTGGTTATGGGATGGGTCGCCAAATCCCAAATCCCGAAGTCTAAGATTTCGGGTGAGGGTGCCTTGCTCAAGTGTTTCCTTAAGCGCGGCGACGAGCCATTCGCCGACAGGAGACATCTGGAACGTCAAGGACGTCCCGAGTCCGTCGACATCAAGCTCG